ACAAACCACCCATCATTAGTAAAAACTCCAAGTGTAAATGCTAGTGCAGGTGCAGGGGCAGTTATAGAAATGCCTGAGGAAATAGACTCAAATTTAAAACCATATTTATTACAACCTTCAGGAGCTAACTTACAATCTATTATGGATTCAATTAGGCACAAGGTTGAGGCCATAAATAGAATAGCTCATACAGGGGCTATTAGAACTACCAAACAACAAGTTTCATCAGGTATAGCTCTGCAAACAGAATTTGAATTATTAAACGCTAGACTATCTGAAAAAGCGGACAATTTAGAAATAGCAGAAGAGCAGCTATTTAGATTATATGCTCAATTTCAAAATACTACTTTTGATGGTGAGATAAGCTACCCTGATTCGTTCAATATTCGTGACTACGCCACTGACATTCAATTTTTCTCAATGGCAAAAGCTATGAATTTACAATCACCAACGTTTAATAAAGAGGTAGATAAAGAAATAGTAAGAACAGTTATTGATGATGACGATACTCTAAACCAGGCCTTTGAAGAAATAGATGGCCAAGCAGAGGTGGGTCAGTTTACGCAAGATGAAGTTCAAGAAGAGAATGTTGAAGAGGAGGAGGTATAAAACCCCCTCCACTTTTTAGTTAGTCTTTAATTATTTTTTGGTGATATTAAAGCGATAGAGTTAGGTCTTTTTGATTCTTTTGATCTAACCATCATCGTTAAAATATCTTCAAAAGCAAAATAGCAATAAGTATCGTTATTAACTAATACTCTATACCATTCACCTTGATGTTCTAATTTACCTCTAATGCAAATAGATGTAACAAAGTGACCATCTGCATTTAGTTGGTGGCCAACTGAACTCCAATAAACTCTTACTTCTTTTCCAACAAAGAATTTATCAATCAAAGCTAAGTTAACATCTATGCTGTTTGCACCAATGACACTACCTTTTAAAGGAAGAGGATTCATTTTTTTATCCTCAAATGCAACAAGTGGCATATTCATATAATTACCTCCTTTCTATGATTTATATTTTTCATAACTCATTATACCAAATCGACTTTTACACTTATGGCCTAGAAGTTAGTAAAGTGAATTGTGTCCGTAAATCAACCGCATAAACAAAAGGCAAAAAAAGTGAAAAAAAGACTTTTTGGAAAATTTAAAGTTTCGTGATAAGTAATTTTTATGGCTGATAAAGTAAGACAATTCACAATATATCGAATCAAAAATTTAGATAGAGCAGAGCAAGAATACTACCAAACATTACAAAGGACTCTAGATAAGATAGAAGATGATGTTGTTAGACTTGCTGGAAAGGAACTCCCCACTCAAGCAGGTAAATTAATAGAGCTACAGGCAGCAATAGCGATCAGACCCAAAATAAGAACAGTTTTACAAACAGAGTTTTTAGCTTGGGCAGATACTCTTACCAAAAAAGGTTTTAATAGACAGGCCAAAAGAATAGAAAGAGCTTTTAAAGGAATAGGTAATATACCTGTAGCTTTTCAAGAACTAACAAAAGGGGATCTAGCCTTAATACAAAATTTAAAATTACAAACATTCACTCAATTCAAAGATGTATCAAATACATTTACAAAACGACTAGCAGATAAAGTTTATCAAAACACTTTAGTTGGTAGAGAGTTTGTTGAGCTAGAGAAGGAATTACGTCAAACAATAAACGGCATATATAGTAAATCAAACGATGCAGAAGCACAACGATTAGCTGAATTTGTTAAAAAAAATAAAAACAAAAAGTCTATGCAAGTGCAGGTTGATAAAGCAGTACAAACCTTGCAGTCTAAATTTGGCAGAGATAGAGCTGGTGATAATATGAGGAAATTTGCATCGCAGATACTAAATGATGGTTTGCGAGAGTTTGATGCACAAGTAAATGCTTTTAAAGCAGGTGAAGCAGGGTTAACTCATATAAAATACTTTGGCGATGTTATACCAACAACAAGACGTATTTGCAGAAACATCTTAGGTGGTGTATATAAAAAACGAAGCAGTAATGTTTTCACTGTTGCTGAAGTTAGACGACTATGGTCTCAACAATCGTGGGATGGTAAAAAACCAGGCGATCCATTAGTTGTTAGAGGCGGATATAATTGTAGGCATCAGTGGTCTTACGTTAGCCCTGATTGGTATAACGAAGACGGACAATTAATAATATAGGAGCAAAAATGTCAGAAAAAGAACAGGTTAGTCAACCGCAAAAAGACGTTCCAGCAGTGGAAGTAAAAGAAACTCAAGCTGATAATAAAACTCAACCTCAGTTTACACAAGAACAAGTCGATAAAATTATACAAACTAGACTTGGTGCAGAGAAAGCAAAACAAGAGAAAGCTCTAGCTGAATTACAAAAGCAAGATGAAGAACGTAAAAAAGAGCAAGAGATCAAGGATGCAAAAACAAAAGCTGATCTTGAAAAACTTATGCAAGAGAGAATAGCAAGTAAAGATGCTGATATACAACGTCTGCAAAACTCTATTAAAAAAGAAAAAATAGATAACTCAGTATTATCTATCGCTTCAAAGCATAAAGCTATAAACCCAGCTCAAGTAGTTGAGCTTGTAAAAAATCAAGTTAGATTATCTGATGACAATAGGATTGAAATTCTTGATAATAATAGCAATATCAGATATAACTCAAAAGGCGAACTTTTTACGATAGAAGATCGTGTCGTAGAGTTTTTAGATGCGAACCCACATTTCCGTCAAGGGTCTTTAGCTGGTTCAGGAAGCCAGTCGGCATTGGAAGGTAAAACTGTAAAACCATTTAATATTCAGGACTTAGATATGAGTAAGCCAGAGGATCGTAAAAGATATGCAGAATATCGAAAAATACGAGACTCGAAACCTACTCAAATTAACTTAAACAATAAACAATAGGTAAACAAAAATGGCTCAAGAAAGCACAAGTTCTACACTATCGGAACTATATACAGAGATAGTGGCAGAGGCATTGTTCGTAGCAAGTGAGAGATCAATTATGAGACCACTTGTAAGAAATTATGCCGTAACAGGTGGTGGAAAGTCAGTTGAAGTTCCAATATACTCTGCTGTTTCAGCAGCAGCCGTATCGGAAGCATCTGATTTATCTAACACAGCAATCGATCCAACTTCTAAAACAATTACTTGTTCAGAACATGGAATCATGACGACCCTAACAGATCTAGGTAGAAACGCAGCTCCAAGAAACGTTGCAGCAGATATCGGCAGACTGTTTGGTGAGGCAATTGCAAAAAAAATAGACAAAGACTTAACAGCTTTATTCGGTGGTTTTTCAACAACTGTCGGTTCAGCTTCAACAGCTATGTCTGCATCTTTAATTTTCCAAGCAGTGGCAAAATTAAGAGCAGCAGGTGTACCAGGAGAGAATCTCTCTGCTGTAATCCACCCACAAGTAGCATTTGACTTGAAATCAGGTCTTACAAACACATTTGCTAACCCTAATCCAGGTGTTGGTAATGAAGCATTAAGAACTGGTCTAGTAGGTCAAATAGCTGGAGTGAATATATTTGAAACTTCAAATATAGCAGACGCATCAGGTAATGATCCAGGAACAACTGGTGATTACAAAGGTGCAGTATTCCACTCTGATGCTTTAGGACTTGCAATGATGCAAGATCTTAAAATTGAAACTCAAAGAGATGCGAGTTTAAGAGCAGACGAGATTGTAGCGACAGCAGTTTATGGAGTTGGCGAATTAGACGACTCTAAAGGTTGTGAAGTCGAAGCAGACTCATCAATCCAATAATATTGGATACTTTGTGAGGGTGGGAGACTGCCCTCACATCTATATTGAACGGAGGAATTATGGATATTAAATTAACAAATGGTAAAAAAATTATTGTAAAACCAAAAAAGTATTATGAAGCTAATATTGGGTTTTATGAAAGAAATGGTTTTGCTCCAGTTGATGAAGCAAAAAAACAAATTAAAAAGGCGACAAAAAAGGTCATAGCTGATAAAGTAGTGAAACAAAAACCGAAGAGAAAAAAAAATGCTAAAAAAACTAAAAAAGTTAGTTAAAAAAGTATGGAATAAATATGTTGAATGGCTATTTAAGGGTGCAAAGTAATGGCTAACTATACTGGAGCAAATGTTATTGTAGCAAGTGATGTAACTAAATATCAACCTGATATTTTTGGTTTTGGTATTGCATCAACTGATACTGAGGCAGTCAATTTTTTAGCACAAACAACAAACGATATTTTAAGACAATTACGAATAGAGTGGTGGCCTGTATATAAAACTAATGTCTATACAGATATTACAGTTTTAAATACTAATGAAATGGTTGATACAAAGGTTAACCTAGATCAATTTGAAAGAGCTGGAGTCTATTTATTTATAGGAAGATTCCTTGCTCCTGCCCTAACAAAGTTCAGACCTGAAACAGAAAAAGATAGATTTGAGAGAATGGGTGAACATTATATGTCTGAGTATAACAAGGAGTGGGATGCAATACTAGAGGATGGAGTTGAATACGATGCATCAGGTGATGGAAACATTGTTAAAAACGAAAGAGAACCATTACATAGTACAGGCAGACTAGTTAGATAATGGCAGTAGATGTTAGGATCAAATCCAACGCAAAATCTGTACAAAAATCACTAAATAGATTTTTTAATAAATTTCCAAGCATAACTCGTAAAGGTCTTGCAAGAGCAAGTTTCAGATTACAATCAATTATTAAAGAACTTACTCAACAAGAAAAAGACTTTAGAAGACGTAAGTTTGCACCATATAGTGAAGCATATTTAAAAAGACTTGAAGCTGAAGGTAAACCTCAAAAAGTAGATTTATTTTTTACTGGAAGAATGTTAGGATCTATAACAGGCAAAGTCAAATCAAGCAGAAAAGCAACTATATTTTTTAACAATGCTGAGATGAGACAAAGGGCTTTATTTAACCAAGTTTTAAATGAACCAAAAAGAGAGTTTTTTGGTTTTGATAAAAGAACAGAAAAGATTATACAGAGAGAGTTTGTAACGTTTATGGAAAAGGAAATTAGAAAGTTTAGATTATGAGTAATAGAGAGAATATAGCATCAACTATAAGCGGTATATCTAGCCCATCAATAAAAAAGGTAACTAGACAACCTTTTGATTTAGATGAGTTATCAGATAAACAATATCCAGTTGTAATAGTACAAACAAGTGAGGAAACAAGAGAAGATATAGAGATCGGAAGTGGGGCAAAAAGAAGGCAAGGAACAATAGACTTCGTTTTATCAGGTTTTGTTAAGGGAGCAGAAACAAATATTGACACTAAAAGAAATCAACTTATCACCGCTATTGAAACTGAATTAGAATCTGATATTACTAGAGGTGGTAATGCACTTGATACAGAAGTTATATCTGTTGAAACTGATGAAGGGA